TATAGGTATTTCCATCGGTGGGTCAAGGGGTGACTACAAAATAATTATTAATTTCCACTGTAGGGGTATTACTCTTATATACTACGTCTAACGGCACTTTTGTGACGCATGTTAGTAATTTATTTGTTCAGACCGTAAAAAAGTTAGTTCAGACCGTAGAAAACTTGGCTCCTAATTTCCACTGAGGGGGTATGGCTCTTAATTTCTTCAATGCTCCGCATTTCCACTGAGGGGGGTCTACGGTCATTTTCCACTGTGGGGGTCATTTTCCACTGTGGGGGGTCGTGTGACTTTTTTGCAACACATTCCAGGATTTGAATATTTGAATACGACTCGCTTTTAGGTTGTGTATACAATGGCATATTCTCCTCGCCTATAGGTTGTTGTTACAAAAATCACTCGCCACAACCTTAGGTTGTAACGTGTATGCTGCACCGCAGAAACATTTTTAGGTTGTGTCGTTCAACCTCTAAACTATCTATACCTTACGGTTGTATAGTTCAACCCCTAAACTAAATTTAATCTCCAGTTCGCCTTAAACGTGTATAAAATAAAGTCTACAACCTTGAATAGCAAAATGGCTCGCAACTATTGAAAAGAGAATATGCAAAGATTAGGTTAGTTTTACACGCAACATATTATAAGGAATAAAACATGACTAACCTATTCGCTTTTATCGCTTGGATCTGTGCCATGCTAACTATCGCAATTTGTGTTTTTGCTGCGCCGGTTTTATTTGTCTCACCTATGGGTGTTTTGGCAACTTCCACATTAATTGCGGCAACTATCGCTTTCGCAATTTGCTTAACTATCGAAAACTAAACCTAGCATAGGGGAATAAAACAATGTGTTTCTTTAAAGACAAAACAGAAGAATTTAAATCATCACTAGCAACTAATGACACAAACTTTGATCGTGGGTTGCTTAATAAATTAGACCATATAGTAAGGCCATTAACTGATGATAGATCAATAGCGTTCAGTTATTTAATTTGGCTATCGCCTAAACCTGATGATAAAGATAACCGCTTAATGTCGGTTTATTTGTCAGCGGATGACTTAGAAAAGGGCAAAAGGACATCAGGAAAACCCGCTAAGATATTGCGTAAAATTTTACCGGACAACCCAAACATAAATTTTGAGGCTTTTGCAGTATGGTTTAAAGAAACCTATTTTCTAGCAACACAAGGTTTAGTTTTTAAATCGTCAAAGAATCGTAAAGACTTTGCGAAAGTCTACACAATGAAACAAGCTAGTGCATCAGATCCTAGACTAGGTTGTTCTCGCAAGTCTTTGGCCGCAAGTTGTATGCGCTATTCTTTTGACCATTTAATTTGTCACCCAACTGAAATATATGGTTCAGGCGATTTTGAAATTGTGTGGATCGAAAACAGCCAAGAACAATTACTAGCACGTGCCGTTATTTGTACACGCAACGGCCGTTATGCTAATGCACCTATCTACACAAATAGCAACCTTGCAGCGGATATGTTAGAAACCGAAATAACCAAACGAAAGCAAGCTTGCGAGCAACCCGACAAGGTAAGTTGGATCAATGCCGAACTACTCAGAATCGAAAATCATAATTCGGATGAGCTTATAGCGCCGTATTTTGATAACTATTCAAGCGCAAAAGATTTAGGCGATAAGCTTAAAATATCTAAGTATGGTGACTTAGAATTAACTACAACTAGCGGTGTAATTAGTGAGCATGAGTATCATTGCGAGAGCTGTAATACCGGCTTAGGTGAATATGACATGCACTACGCACAAGACAGTTGCTATTGTGAAGACTGTTTCCATGATCAATTCTTTTATTGTGAAGGTTGCGAAGAATACGAACCAAACCATAACGGCAATGAAGTGATAGGTTGTGAAGGTTTAATATGTGAATACTGTTGCCATAGTGGTTCCGGCGATATTGTCCACACAACTTGCGGCAATTATGCTCACATAGATGAAACAGTTTACTCAGAACATTCTGATGAATGGTTTTTAGTGAGTGATGAAGGCGACACTTGGTTTACATCAAGCATTGATGATGAGATTTATTCTATTGATGAACTAGCCAAGTTGCCTATTGATGCAATGCTAACGCATGAACAGGCTATTGATAGTGGACATTGGCTAGTGACAGGTAAGAAGTCTATCCTATGGAAAACCCGCCATAGGTTCTACAACCCGCATAGTTTTAACGGTATAGATGGTGAAGGAAGACACATAGAAAACCTTGAGCGTGTATATATCTTGAAGCCTTGGCTAGAGTTGCATGACTGCCCATTAGAGGGCACGATAGTTGTAAACAATCAATTAGGTTTACCTCTAGAGTATTCTGCAGCGGCATGACATAGACAACCCCATATAAGAGAATACATTAGCCCGCCTTAGTGCGGGTTTTTTGTTGTCCTATAGCAACTGGAGATTTTTTCGCCTATAAGTTGCATCACAACAGCGAGCCTACAACCTAAAGTTATTGGCTCAGGAGTGCGCTAATGATGCTGCAATGGGTGCAACTATGGAAAAGTTTTTGCCCTACTCAGTGGCGCTAATATCGAGTGTGGGAGCATGGTGCCTTTATGTAGTGATATTATGGGGTTAAATTGGCATCAGTTCACGAAATGTTACAAGGTTGTAATGTTATAATGTAACAATGGTGGTGTAGGGGTGCAGCAAAATCGCTCGCCGATTGTCAATATTTATTTTTGTTTACCGTTGTTTTTATTCAGTAAATCACAAAAGTGTTGCATAAATGTCACAGCCCAGGCTACTCTTACGCATTGTCAAGCATCTCTGATGCGATTAAACCTATCCTTAAGTATATTTCCACTATACCTACGTATTGTCAAGGGACCCTTCGGATTATACGGCTATACTTTCGGGTGGGGGTGTTACCCACCATATCTACAACATAAGAAATTTACTTTGCCCTTGCTATTCTAAATTCCCACGGTAGTATCCACATTTCCACTGGAGGGGGCTGACCGCATACACAAAAAAAAAAGATTTGTGGGAAAACAATGACTTAATAAGATCTCACGAATTGTTTCAATATATTTCATAAATGTTACTTGTTAAATTCCATTTTAGGTGCCTATATATATATGAAAGGGTATTCCGCCAGGTCTATAGTTGTAGGTATGGTAGTAATATAGAGATATAGTATATACCTTAGTATATCATGTGTACTCTTTAGTACCCTCCCCTGTTCTTCCTCTGTCAACCATAGTGAACCTAGACCCCTATACTTAGGGATGTAGTTATGTACTGGATGTGACTTGCCGATGGTAGAGGATGATTCCTTATAGTAGTATAGTAGAGATGTACCTATGCCAGCTGGTAAAGATAAACTCCCATATAGTAATATTATAGCTAAGAAGGTTAGAGAAGGTATTCGTAGTGGAGTATCTGTTAAAGATATTCTTAGTAGTATCCAGAAGTATCAGAATGCCCCCTCAAGTACAGCTACCTTCTATAAGCTGTATGGTGAGGACATAGCTGAAGAGAAGGCTTCTATTGTAGGTGCTGTAGGTTCTGTAGTTGTACAGCAAGCCTTAGATGGTGACTTCAAGTCCCAGGAACTCTTTCTTCGTAGTAAGGGAGGATGGAGTCCAACATCTACAGTTAATGAGGTGGATCAAGTTGAAGACCCCGATGTAGATGAGTCAGCTATAGACTCCTTGATGACCTTATTAGGTAAGACCCGTGATAACAGCGCAAGTACTTAGAGACTTACCAGACTCTGATGTAGCTGCACTATTAGAAGAACTAGGCCCCAAGAAGACTGAAGAGTTACAACACAACTGGGAATTTTGGGCTAGACCTGAACAGTTAGAGCCAGAGGGTATATGGAATGTTTGGGTTGCACTTGCTGGTCGTGGCTGGGGTAAGACCCGTGCTGGTTCCGAATGGGTCAGACACAGGATCAAGAAGGGCGATAAGATTGTCCACTGTGTTGCACCGACTAAAGGTGATGTTCGCAGGGTTATGGTTGAGGGTGACTCAGGGTTACTGAATGTTTGTTGGAAGAGTGATAAGACCTACAGAGGTAAACATATCGGTTATCCCGTATGGAGTCCCACCAATAACACCCTCACATGGGAAAACGGGTCTAAAGCAGTATTCTTCTCCGCTGAAGACCCAGAGAGATTACGTGGGCCACAAGCCTACTCAGCATGGACGGATGAGCTCTGTGCATGGAGAAATGCCCAAGAAACTTGGGATATGCTACAGTTTGGTTTACGTTTAGGTAAGCGTCCTCAAGTATTCGTAACGACGACACCTAAGACAACCAAGCTGATACGCACAATACTAGACGATGATAAGACTACCATTAGCAAAGGGAGTACCTATGATAATGCAGCCAATCTAGCAGATACCTTCTTAGACGCAGTAAAGAAGACTTATGAGGGAACAAGGTTAGGTAGACAAGAATTATATGCTGAAATACTTGATGAAGCATCTGGCGCATTATGGAATAGACAACAACTTGCTAAGTGTGAGATAGACAAGGATGACGTACCATCTCTTAATAGGGTGGTTGTTTCTATCGATCCAGCTATCACATCCAACGCAGAAAGTGACATGACTGGTATTGTAGTTGCTGGTGTAGATGTCAATGGTATAGCTTACGTCATAGAAGACCACACAGGTAGATATACTCCTCAACAGTGGGCATCCAAAGCTGTAGAACTCTATAGAGAACACATGGCTGATAGGATTGTAGCTGAAAGAAATCAAGGTGGCGATATGGTTCGTCACACATTACACACAGAAGATGAAACAGTCCCAGTAAAGCTCGTCCATGCATCCAGGGGAAAGATGGCACGGGCTGAACCAGTATCCGCATTATATGAACAGGATAAGGTTAGACACGTAAGAGGACTTAATGACTTAGAAGATCAGATGGTACAGTGGGAACCTCTAGGGTCCATAGGCTCACCAGACCGTCTTGATGCTTTAGTTTGGGCTATAACGGACCTCTCATTGAATGGCTACGCAAAACCTACGCTTAAATTAGCGTATAGTAGCGCCAAAGGATTAAGGTAATGGTTAAGAAGCTCTCAGAAACAGAGGCCAAGAAGGTATTAGGTGTAGCTGGTGATAACACCTACAATGGTCAAATACGGGCTGATGAGTTTCTACCTGAGTTGCGTGGCAAGAAAGCTATACGCAAGTACCGTGAGATGAGAGATAACGACAGTACTATTGGTGCTGTCATGTACGCTACTGAACAAGTCCTTCGTGATGTTGATTTAAAGGTGATGCCAGCCAATGATAGTGCAGAAGCTAAAGAAGAAGCTGAGTTCGTTAAGTCTGTACTTGATGATATGGACCATACCCTTGATGACCATATTGCTGAGTCCTTATCGAATTTGTCGTATGGCTTTGCTTGGTTTGAAGTCATATATAAAAGACGTATTGGCCCTACTGAAAGAAGTGATAAGAGGCGTTCTAAGTACACTGATGGACGTATGGGTGTACGCAAGATTGCTATTCGTGCGCCTTGGACAATCTCTAGGTTTGATGTAGATCAGCAGACTGGTGATGTCAAAGGTATTTATCAGGATGGGTCGGGCTATAACAACTCTAATTATATACCTACTCGCAAAAGTCTGTACTACCGCACGACAACGATTAATGGTGACCCTGCTGGGCGCTCTATTCTTCGCAATGCTTATACTTCTTATGAATATGTCAATAATCTACAGTCTATTGAGGCTATAGCAGTTGAGAGGGAACTTGCTGGTATTCCTGTTGCCCGTATTCCTGCTGAGTACTTGTCAGGGGATGCAACAGCCGCCCAATCTGGATTTGTCAATAACCTGCAATCTATTCTCAGGGATGTCAAGTTCAATGAGCAGGGATACATTATTCTGCCTTCCGACACCTATCCCGATAAAGACGGAGCGCCTACCAACCAGAAACTGGTAGATGTTGAGCTTATGTCATCTAGTGGTAGTCGTAATATTGACATTGACCCTATTGTAAGACGTTACCAGCACGATATTGCTCGTAGTGTCCTTTCTGAGTTTCTTATGCTTGGTGGTGGTAATACTGGCTCTTACGCCCTCTCCAAGTCTAAGACAGACCTGTTCCTTCGTGCATTAGAGAGTTATATCCAAGCTATTGTTGATGTCCTTAACAAACAGCTTGTCGAGCGCCTCTGGGAGTTGAACGGTCTGAACTATGACCTGATGCCAACTATTGTAGCTGGTGATGTAGCTCCACATGACCTACGTGAGATTGCAGCATTCCTACGGAACTTGAATGGGGCAGACATCAACGTAAGTGATCATCCAGAAGTTATACAGGATCTGATGGATATAGCTGAACTAAGATATGATGCAGAAGCCAAGCCTGTAACACAAGAGGAGCCAGAAGATGCCCAGTCTTAATAACAGAGTTTTTGACAATGGGTTATCTGTACTTGATACTGAAGCCTCTCGTATAGACCTAACCTCTCAGGAAGCTACAACATACACTGAGGCTACCTCTACTTATACATTAGGTAACTCCACTAGCCTGAGTATTGCAGCCCCCTCAGACAGATCAGGTGGTGGTCGTGAAGTTGTAGTTGCAGCTATCTCAGATGGATCAGTGACAGGTAATGGTACAGCTACTCACTACGCTATTGTAGATGTATCTAACACCAGACTGTTAGCTACTGGGTCTTTGTCAGCTAGTCAGGTTGTCGCATCAGGTAACACATTTACTCTAGGATCATTTACTATCGGCATACCTGATCCTGCATAATAAGGGTCATGGGATATGGCAAATGGATTTCCCAGAGATAACTATGGCTCTATTAATGAAGTCCATACTGAGAGTGAGAATTGGGGAAGTGTAGCATCAGCTACAGATCAAACCTCAGAAGACTATGGATCAACAGAAGGTTTAATATTACCAGACGCTAATAACTTAGTTACTGGTAGCCCTGTAGTAGGGTCTCCTTCAGCTTCTCATATCCATAACCTAACCCCAACAGACTTCTCTACAGGCACTCCTGTAGCTAACCAGAGTACACTAACTCAAGACCACGGCCTAACAGCATCAGGGCTTGTTACAGGTTCTCCTGTAGTCTCAGATGCTACAATGACAGAAGATGAGAGTTTCTCTATTCCCTCTGTCGTTACAGGTACACCAGAAGTAAACTCAACTGCAATAAGCCAAAATTACTCTCTAGTAACTGATGGCATACTTACTGGAAGACCTGACGTAGAAGATGCAACAGATCCTAATACACTCTTTGAACAGGTAGAACAGAAAATGCTTGGTGGTTGGCCCAGACGCCTATTTGAACATACAGACCTAGCAATCGCTAGGGGTTTTACTAAGGGTCACAAAGCTTTATACAAGTTTGGTTACAACCCAGATGTAAATGGGGATGAAGAGACTGTCTGGGCGCAAGGTGGTAACTTTTTTTACCCTACAAGTGCTGTTACAATGTTTGTCAGTAGCACAAGTGTAAATGATACCAACGGTGGCACAGGTGCTAACAGTATTCTCATACAAGGGTTAGATGAGAACTACGATGAAATAGAAGAGACAGTTCTTCTTAATGGTCAGACACAAGTAGCTACTCAAAACTCATACCTAAGAGTGTACAGAGCTTTTGTTACTTTAGCTGGTACAGGTGGGACTGCTGGCGGTATAATCTATATAGGTTCTTCTGGTGCTACTGGTGGTGTACCAAATACTACAGTATATGCCAATTTAAGTTTTGGTAATCAGACACAAATAGCTGCTTACACTGTACCCGCTGGTTACACGCTATACTTAGATGACATTAACTTTACCGCAGCGTTATCTCAAGCAAGTAAATTAGTCACTTGTGTTTTTGTTAGCCGTGATTTTGGATCGAATGTCTTCAGATCTAGGTTTATTAATGTGCTACAGAGCAACCAGTTGATTACTAAGTTTGAATACCCACAACCATTTTATGAGAAGACAGATTTAGAGTGTAGGGTTTCTAGTAACACAACAAATAACGCAGTAGCGGCTTCCTTCCAAGGTGTCCTAATCAAGAATACAGCTTAAGGTTACAACATGCCAAAAACAGCCCTCAAGAACAAGATGGAAGAGCATAACAAGAAGTCTAAGCATAAGGTAACTATGCGTATGCTTGAGGCAGTATATGATAGAGGTGTAGGTGCTTACCGTACAAACCCTCAGTCAGTACGTCCTAATGTGACTGGCCCTGAGCAATGGGCAATGGCTAGGGTTAATAGTTTCCTTAAGATTGTTACTGGGTCTAAGAAAGCTACACACGACAAAGATTTACTGCCAGCTTCACACCCTTCCAGCAGCAAGAAGTCAATAGCTAAAGCTAAACTAGCTAATGATGTATTCTCTACTGAGATGGAAGCCAGAGCTAGAAGTATGGACATGGGTTGTGAGGGTAAGATCCACGTACATGAAGACGGAATAGGACAGGCTGTATATATGCCCTGTGGTAGCCATGAAGAGTACCTAGCGTATTACTCCCGTGATGAGGTAGCTGAAGACCCTCAAGAAGAGCCATCAGTAAACCGCTTAGACGCTCTCAGAGCTATCGTACAGGAAGTGATGAAGGAAGAGTTCACTAAGGCTGAGTACCAAGGTGAGAAAGTAACTTTAAACAAGCCTCGTCGTATCCAGGGTGGCAACAAGAAGTTTGAAGAGTTCGTAGATGGTGATAAGGTAAAGCGAGTTGCCTTTGGAGATCCTAATATGGAGATCCGTAGAGATGACCCTAAAGCCAGAGCTAATTTCCGCTCCCGCCATTCTTGCGATACCAAGAAAGATAAGACTACAGCAGGTTACTGGTCTTGTCGTATGTGGGAAGGTGGAACATCAGTGTCCGAATTAACAAAGAGTATTGAAGGGCAAATCCTAAAGGCTGACGAAGAACAGCGTCTAGTCTACGGATGGGCCTCAGTCGTTACTGAGAAAGGTGAGCCAGTGGTTGACCGTCAAGGTGACGTAATCGAACCTGACACACTCGTTAAGGCTGTCAATAGCTTTATGGAGCATATTCGTGTCGGTAAGCAGATGCATACAGGGGATCAGATTGGAGCAGTTATTCATTCTATGCCTATCACTAAAGAGATTGGTGAATCCCTTGGCATTCAGAGTGACCGTGAAGGCTGGGTTGTAGCTTTCAAAGTCTATGACGATAATGTCTGGGCGAAGGTTAAGTCTGGTGAACTTGCGGCCTTCTCTATTGGGGGTCGTGCAATCAAGGAGGACTATAGTGCCTAACCTTTTAAAACAGCTTGAACTG